GCTCCGCAGCCGTGATGGCGGCGGCGTTCCCTCCGATCAGGCCCAGCTGCAGCGCGCGCTCGAATACGCCGTGCTGCAGAAGATCGGCGATCCGCCGCAACAAAAAGACTTCGGTGACGACTACGTCGCATTCGCCAACGCCAAGCTGGCATACGAGATCGATGCGCGACAGGTTTCGCGTGAGGTCCGCAGGGATTTTGCCACCGCGATCAAGACTGAACAGGATCGCGTGGCGGGTCAGGTTGCGGAACACAAGGAACGTGTGCAGCGACTTCGATCGCGCGTGAAGGACTTCGATGAAGTGATGGCGCGTGCCACGCTTCCCGTCATGCCTCACGTCGAGCGCCTGCTGCTGGCGTCGAAGAAATCCGATCGCCTCACTTACGTGCTCGGAAAAAACCAAGCCAAGCTCGCACAGCTCAACCGCAGCTCCCCCGAAGAAGCCGCCCGCGAAATCGGGCGTCTGGAAGGCCGCCTGTCTCTGCCGTCAGCAACCCGAAACAAGACACAGGCTCGCAAGCCGATCACACCACTGAAGGGCAGCGGCGCAGCGCCGCCGTCCGACACAGCGGCTGTCAATAACTACATCAAAAAGTTATATGGCGACCGTGCGTGAAATCGGCCCGAGCCGCAACAGGAGCGGCTTAGATGGCCAACACAGTCCTAAACCCCGGTATTATCGGAAAGACCGCAGTACGCCTGCTTGAGAACGAGCTGGTGATGGGCAGTCATGTCTATCGCGGCTACGAAGACGAGTTCGATAAAAAGATCAACGGCTACGCCGTCGGCGACACCATCAGCATCCGCAAACCGGCGCAGTTCAATGTGCGGCAAAATTCGGCTGTCGCCGTCATACAAGACGTGACGGAAGGTAAACTCAACCTCGTTGTGAACAATCAGTCGGGCGTTGACTTTGCCTTCACCAGCAAAGACCTCACACTGAAGATTGACGACCTCGCCGATCGCGTCATTCGTCCCGCTATGATCCGGCTGGCCAACGCGGTCGATGTCTCGCTGATGAACCTGTACACCCAGATCCCAAACTGGGTGAGACAGCCTGACACAGGTGCGGATAGTCCAATCGACAGCTTTGCTGAATTTGCGGCCGGTGCAGAACGGCTCGACCAGGGCGCGGTGCCGGGAGACATGCGCTATGCGGTGCTAGCACCGGATAGCTATTGGGCGCTGGCAGGTAGTCAGACCACGCTGTTCGCGCCGAACATCACCACGTCAGCGTACCGGCGTGGCGAGATCGGCGACATCGGCGGCGTGGGCACCTTCATGTCGCAGAACGTGCCGACGTTCGTCGGCACTGCGGCGCAGGGTGACACGCCCACGGTCACCAACGCCGTTGGCACCAATCAGGTGCCATACGACACCGTCAAGAACACCGAAGGCACTCCCGGCATCTGGGGGCCTGCTACCGGCGGTGCGGGCACCGGTCTGGTGACCGGCGGCTGGACCTCCGGTGCGATCGTCAAGGCGGGCACCGTGTTCACGATCGGCACGGGCGCGGGCGCAGTGCTCGCGGTCAATCCGATCACGAAAGCCGTGCTGCCCTACAAGCAGCACTTCACCGTCGTGGCCGATGTGACGGCGACCGGCGGTGCAGCCACGTTGACCATCACGCCGCCGATCATCCCGGTCACGGCAATCGATGGCCCGACATGGGGCACGGTCAACATCGCGCCCGCTGCCGCTGCGGTGATCAACGTCGTTGGCGACGCCAACGCCAGCTATCGGCAGAACTTGATGTTCCATCGCGATGCGTTCGCGTTGGTCATCGTGCCGATGGTCAAGCCGCCCGGTGCTGTTGATGTGTCGCGCGAGAGCTACAAGAGCACCAGCGTTCGTTTGATCCCGTACTATGATGGGACCAACGACGTGAGCAACTATCGCCTCGACATTCTCTATGGCGTCAAGGTGATCGACAACAGGCTTGCTGTCCGTATGAGTGGCGGCAGCGCCACGCTCGGCAACCCGGCAACCTAACGGCGCGTTGTGACAACGGCCCGTCTCATCCGAGGCGGGCCGACTTCAATTCAACGGGAGTGTTTACGATGGCGAAGAAACCAGTTGAGAAGAAAAAGCGCAAAGGCAGCACGTCGCCTGCGCCCAAGGCAAGGACTGCAGAGGGTGATGACGCAAATGGACCGGCCCTCGGTGAGGTGCTGATCCCGGTGCAATGCCAAGTCAACGTCATGCAGGCCGGAAGATTTGACGAACTGGTGATCGAGTGGAGTTGTCTCGGTCTGTCCGAAGAGCCGGACAGCATCAAGGAAATCTCCGGTAATTCCGACAAGCTCGACAGCGACCGGCCACCGGCAACGGATGACGAAGGCTTGCACATCTTCTTCAAGCCGCCGCTGGACGCTGGCAGCTACGGCTTCAAGTTCGCCTTCCTTTACAACAGCGCGGTCGAAGCCCGCACTGCCGAGCCGAAGAAGGTGGAGCAGCTGGAGAAGGAGCGCGAAGAGTTCGAAAGCGCAGAGGCTTAACCAATGGCCCAGACACGCCGTCAGCTGATCGACAAGGTGCTGGACAAGCTGGGCGTGCTGGTGCCTGGGCAAGCTCCAGGCGACGAAGCGGTGAGCAGGGTGGACGGCTACGTCGATCCCTGCTTCGCCACCCTGGCTGCGCTCGGCATCGTCTATGTGGCTGATGCCGGTCTGCCTGATCCGCCGAGCGGCGGCCAGATCGAGGACGCCATTATCAATCCGCTCGCCGATTACATCTGCTGGGCGTGCGCGGGCGCATTCAACCTGGGTGACAATCCGCAGCTCAAGCTTTTGTCCGATCAGGCCGAGACTACGCTGCGGACGATCGGCCGTCCCGCCTCGACGCGGCAGACGCTGCGCACCGACACACAGCTGCGTGGTGGCAGCTGGCGCGCACCAATCGGCAACTTCACGCGAGGCACCTGATGGCGCTCGGTACAATCCAGATACCGTTCCCCGACAGCACCATGCCGGGGACGCGCTTTCAGGAAAGCGGCGGGCGCATCATCAATAGCTACATCGAGCCGCTGGGGCCTGCTGCGCCTTCGACGGTGATCTATCGACGCGCGCCAGGGCAGCTCACTTTTGGCACGACGACGCGCTCCGGGTTTCGTGGTGGCATCCAAGTTGATGCCACGCTCTACACCGCTTGGAATAATCGGCTGGTCACGTTTACCAATGTCGGTGGTGCCGCTGCTGACGTGGGTGCATTGACGGGAACAGCAAAGGGGTTCTTTGCCCGCAACGTCAGGGTCACCGCTGGGCCACCGGCTGGGCCTGATGTCGTCTTTGTGGACCCAGATGGTAATAGTGCAGTCATCAACGGAGTGACGATCGGCACGCTCACCCGCCCTACTGACATGGGGGCACCTAATTCCGTTTGCGCTATGGACGGGTTCTTCGTGTTCACGGTCAGTGACGGCAAGGTGTGGGCGAGCGACAACAACTCCGTCAACATCAACGCGCTTTCGTTTGGCACTGCCGAAAATAAGCCGGATGGATTGACCAGGGGCGTGCCGTGGGCGGGGCAGCTGTTTCTGTTTGGGCCGTCGACTACCGAAGTCTGGGCCAACGCCGGCACCGTGCCGTTTCCGTTCCAGCGCAGCGTCGTGATCCCGCGTGGAATTGCGGGGCCGTTCTGCGTCAGCGGTTTCGAGGACAATTTCTCTCGCGCCCTAGTTTGGGTTGCAGACGACAACACCGTCGTGCGGTTGAACGGTTACTTGCCAGAAAAGATATCGCCGCCTGATCTCGACGGACTGATCGAGCGCGTGACCGACAAGCGTCAGCTGGAGATGTCGTGTTTCATCAGCCGGGGCCACGCCTTCATCTTGTTGTCGAGCTTAACGTGGAGTTGGGTGTTTGATCTCAACACCAACAAATGGGCCGAGCGCGCCAGCCATTTGCAGAAGCGGTCGCGCATTACAGGCGGCGTGTTTGCCTTCGGCAAATGGCTGTGCGGCGACATTCTGTCTACCAATGTGAACGAGATCACCAATACGCGGCACACCGAGGCACCGGGTTCACAACTCGTCACGGGCGCGGTTGCCGCCAGCGGTCGCGTTCGCTTGACCGTCGCCAATGCCCGTCAGTTCTACAGCGATGTGGTTGCAGTGTCAGGCGTCGTTGGAACGACGGAAGCAAACGGCGTCTGGCATACGACCGTCGTCGACGATACGCACATCGATCTGATCGGCACCACGTTTGCTAATGCTTATGTCAGCGGCGGTGTTGTGACCGACACGGTCAATCCGCAGTTCCGCTGGCAGCTTGAAAGCGGAGCGGTGGAGAATTTCCCGGTTGGTGCGCGCGTCGGTCGCTTCGACTGTGAATTTGTGACCGGCGTCGGCATGGCGAGCAGCTCGCACCCGATCGCTGTTACGGGCGCGGCTGCTGGAGCGTCCTTCATCAATCCGGTGCCGCCGCCC